CATTGATGTATTTAATCCAAGTATTACTTTTGAATCCTCCTGCCATCTCCCAGTTGTTATTTTTTGCGTCGTGCCATTCTTCTAATGTTCTGTTGTAGTAGTAGGGTATTCTATCTTGCGGTTGTAGCATTATAAAGTCATCGTTACTCCATATGAAATCGTTTGATATTCTCTCGTCTGCTATAATCGCCTTTGCCTTAGCTAACATATCAATATGTTTGAACAAGCAATCTCTTTTTATTCCGTCATTCTGCAGTGTTAAGTTTATGTAAATCGCATTAGCATTTAGAAAAGATGGTCTATCGCCTATTACTATCAGTTGGTCAAACTGGACATTCTTCTCCATACTCCTAATTGTAAATCTTATTTCATCTTCACAAGTAGAAGGACTTTTTTTGTATAATATTACTAAATCCATTTCATTATCTTATTATTTTGAATATTGGTGCTATCGCACACCTACAGTTAGGTTCGTTTGGTGACATAAGACCATTACTGAAAGGTTTATCTACGGGGACAATTTCGCCATCCATAAGTAGATGGGCATCACGGACGCGAGAATCTAATGTCGCTATCCATTCCTTACCTTCTGCATCGGCTTGCCTGTATGCTTCAAGATTGGCTTCATTAACTACTGCGTTTGTTTCTGTCCTTGCTATTCTTTCTGCTCTGTATTTATTAAAATCTAAGTATGTATTGTTGACTCTTTTTGATAAATCTTTAATTGATTCTCCTGTTGTTATTCCTTCTGATAATGTATCAACTAATGCAGACAATGTTGTATCATTTACTGACTTAGCAAAGAATAATGCTCTTTTCTCTAATAACTTCGCAATCTTTTGCTTAGTATTAGGGTTTATTGCTTTATCTATCGTGAAAGGTTCCATTGATATCAATCTCATTGCGTCTTCTCCTGATTGTTTGAATATGCCGTAGAAATGAGGCAATGCCCAATCTTTGAAATCTTTAACTTGTTTTTCTAAATTGAATATCTTTTTAATATCAGCTTTTGTTTTTGGCTTCTTTCTCTTTAGTGCTTTTAGTATCTCATCTTTCTGCTCGTTCTTTTTAGCAATCATCGCTCTTTTTAGTTTGTCTGCCTGATTGTCTATCATCTTATTGTAGTATCTATGATATTCTAATCTTTTTTCTTTATCTTTGAATAGCGATGATTCTGAAATCTCTTTGGCATCTTTTTTGAATTGTTCTTTTTGCTTTTCAATCGTTTGTTTCATTGATAACTTTATTTTAGCAGTTCTTCTACCTCTTAGATTCTTATATGCCTTTGATTCTCTTGCGTTTGCTCCTCCTTCAATAGGAACATTGGCAATCTGAGTGTATAATACATCTCCACCAGGTATTGCTTCCATCCCTAAGATTTGTCTTATTTCATTTCTTGATATCCATTTATCGCAACCTGCTGTAAACTCTGCTAATCTTGCTTCTCTGCTAATAGGAACTGGGTCTTCAAATGTTAGAAAGTATTCTTCTCCCCATTCTGGTATAATCAACTCTTCATTCAACTTGTTAACTAATTTATTCATTTCTGGGACGATGGTCTCCGATAAGAATATCTCTTGTGCGGTTTTAGAATTCGCCAGGTTGACATCATCAGTAACTGCTACGATTGGCTTAGGCACTTTGAATGCTGTTAGAATATCATCTCTTGTCGCTTTCAATGATTCTATGAAATCCATCTCTCGTGGGGATAGACTAACTTGCTGATATTTTAATCCTGAATCCAATACTGCTAATTTACTATTCTTTCCTACTCCTTTGTGTCTCTTGTTGAAATCATCTCCAAGTTGTTCTCTTTGTTCTGGAGTTAAAGGTTCTTCTGTTGTTAGAACTCCATCTGGTCTCGCACTATTAAGAAATAAATCTCTTTGATTCTCTATTGCGTATCCTTCTACTTGAACCCTATTTCCTGCCGCTGATAATGGTGAGATACCGAAATACTCGTTTAGCGGTGAAGGAGCTTTTATGTGAATTATATTTGATGGGTCTATCTTTTCTCTCGTCCCATCGTTGTTTATAATCTCGTAATGAGAAATGTATTCTTCTCTACTGCTAACTATGTTAACTCTATCAGGTCTGATATTCCATAGTTCTACTACTTGTCCTGCGTTGTTTCTTACTTTGTATATGAAAGAATCACCAGTTAACTTTCTGTTAATGGTGTCAATCTCTATTGCTTCCTCTTTAGTAAAGTATGGATTCCATCTGTAGAGTAAATCTAATATCTCGTGCGACTTTACTTCTTCTACATCCCCATCTGAGTTTATAATCTTGTTTAATTTGAAATCTATGCTTGCTACTTTCTCTGCTATCTTGCTAACACAAGCATAGACATAGAGAGATTTTCCGTAGGCGCTAATGTTCTTAGCATCGCTCCAACTTTCTCCTGTCAATCCTTTAACAAAACCGAAAGACCCGCCCGTTATTGGTCTAATCTCTTTCTGAAATAATTTTCTAAATGGTTTCAGTATGTCCATCTGAATGTATTTTACTAACTAAGAAAACTCCTGTCAAGTTCTATCCTACCCAAGTAATAGAAGGAGCTGGCTTTTTGAGATAGGTATAAACTGCGTATCTTGTGCTGTCTAACAAATGGTCTCCTATTTTAACAGGTTCATCTAAAACTCTACCATCTCTGTCTGTTTTCCAAGAATAACTTCTTATTTCTTTCTGTAGGTTCACTGATTGTTTTAATATGTGTATTTTGAATGTCTTTATAAAATCAATTCCATTTTTTACATCTTTTATTGCTGGTCTTACCGCTATACCTTCTCGTATCATTTCTCTTATTCTTTGAGGTTCTGCCGAATCTGCGTATATCAATCCTTTTATTTGTAGTTGTTTTATTTTTTCTATGAGGTCTGAGTTAGTTAGATATTTCTGGTAAATCAATTCTTCAAGGTATAGGTCCTTCTCTTTAATACCTACTTTAACAAGAGCCGATTCATTATTATATCCAAAATCTAATCCGTATACGATATCTACTCCATCAGGCATCTTATCTACTAAGTCCCAGTTAGAATAAATCTTTTCTGTTGAGATACCTCTTTCTCCTAATCCAAATATCCTCCAGTAATTTTCATCTTCATCTTTCATTATTTCAATCTCTTTGATAGTTTCTGCATCTAAGAAAGGATTGTCTAAGTATGTAGAGTGTATAAACTCGCAATCTTCTCGTGGTAGTATTTTATCGTATATCCAGTGGAATTCATCAGAAGGATTGTAGTCCATAAAGATTTGCCCTGTTGTTCTTAATGCTAATTGTTTGAAGTCATCGTAGGTTAATTCATTAGCCTCGTTAATCCATAAGTCTTTTCTCTTTCTGCCTCTAATTTTTTGTGGCTCATCTATACTGATAAACTCTGTTTGTGCGTTTCCTATTCTGTAGATTAATTCTGACTTATTTAGATTATTAGGATTGAAAAGTTTTAATGATTCCAATACATTAATATAGTCTCTAAATGCTGTTGCTTTTAATGCTGGTAGTGTTTTTCTACATATAGTGAACACACCTTCTCTTTCTTGATAGGCTCTAAGAACAAATAACTGAGCAATAGAGTATGTTTTAGAACTCCTTGTTGACCCCTGATTCACCACTATTCTCTTTTTGCTGTTCCAATTTTTCTGGAACACTATTGTTGCCTTTATATTCATTTGTTACTATTTCTATTTTGATTGGATCTAGTGATTCACCTTCTGCTCCCGTTAGTTCTTGTCTTAAACTAAACTCTTCCTTTCTTTTCCTTTCTAAAAACCATTGAGCATCTTTAGGGTCATCTAACGCTTTAACTACTGTTTGTCTCGCTTTTAGTATTGGCTTTTCTTTAAGTGCTTCTTTTCGGTCAACAAACTCTGGATGTTCTTTTTGGTAGTTGTATAATGTTTGCTTTGAAATGTTAGCATAAAAACAAGCTTCTGAGTCGCTTCCACCTAAAGCAAAAACCTCTTCCAGTTTTTTGATTGTGTCATCTGTCATTATTGTTGGTCTTCCACCCTTATCTTTTGGTCCCGGCTTCTTCTTTATTTTGTTCTTTGCCATATTATTTCTTTTCCATTTAATTTTATTTTCTCATCTCCTGTATAATCAACATATCTTTGCACGATTACATCTACATAGCAAGGGTCAATTTCCATTCCATAACATATTCTTCCTGTCTTTTCTGATGCTATGAGAGTAGTTCCACTTCCTAAGAATGGGTCTGCCACTATTTCGTTTTCGTTAGTCATTATTAAAATAGCTCTTAGAGGCAATGCAATTGGATAACAATCTTTGTGGTTATCTAATTGAGTATTATTTACTGTTATCTCCCAATAATTGTTTAACCATTTTCTTGTCTTTGTGTTGAAAAATGCTTCTTTGGAGTTTCTTAATATCGCTCCCATTTCAATATCTTCTCTTATACTATCATCGTTTC